TATGACTTCTATCACAAGATAGAAGATAAGATGCCATTTGATCTGGAGATGTTTAACACTATCACTAAAGGCGGTGTTCCGCGAAAGACACTTTCAATCTGTCTGGCAGGTACTGGAGTTGGGAAAAGCTTGTTTATGTGCCATGTTGCTGCAGCAGCTTTAACTCAGGGTAGAAGTGTTCTTTATATTACCTTAGAAATGTCTGAGGAGCGTATTGCTGAGCGTATTGATGCTAATCTGTTAAATGTTCAGATTGACCAACTGAATACTCTCTCAAAGGATTTATTCGTTAGTAAGGTTAATAAATTAGCTGCAACTACGGTTGGCAAATTAGTAATCAAGGAATACCCAACTGCATCGGCGCACTCAGGTCATTTCCGAGCGTTATTGAACGAACTTAAACTTAAGAAGGACTTCAAACCAGACGTTATCTTTATTGACTACTTAAATATCTGCTCGAGCGAGAGGATTAAAGGATTGGGCGGATCAGTAAATACTTACTCACTAATCAAGTCGATTGCTGAAGAACTTCGTGGTCTAGCAGTTGAGTTTGATGTTGCTATTTTCTCTGCAACTCAGACTACTAGATCAGGGTTTTCAAATACAGATCTAGAGCTTTCAGATACATCAGAAAGTTTTGGATTGCCCGCAACAGCAGATTTCATGTTCGCGCTAATTTCAACTGAAGAAATGGAAAAGCTAGGGCAGCTAATGGTAAAACAGCTTAAGAACAGATATAACGACTCATCAGCTAATAAGCGGTTTGTAATTGGAATTGACCGCTCTAAAATGCGCTTATACGATGTTGAAAATAAGGCTCAGACTCTAACAAAGAGCCCAATAATGAAAAGTAATGCTAGAGATTTCTCAGGATTTAAGATAGAACAATAGATACTACCATGCACCACCAACACTTAGAAGAACAGCTAGAATTTGACTTTATGGAAAGTCGATACAATTTTGATATACCAGAATTTATTACAGATTATTTTGAGGATTTTCTTGAAGAAAAAACCGAATCAGATAGCAATAGCAACAACGACAAAAACTTAACCACCTCCTCCCATGGGACTTTTTAGCACAATTGTTTGGAACGATCAGCTTCCGCTTTCGAAAGAAATGCTTGAGCTAGATTTTGGCACTATACCGCAGTCATTTCAGACTAAAGACTTTGACAATGCTCTAGAAACTTATTTTGTTAAAGGTAAAACTCTGTTTCTTGAAAAGTTTGAATCTACTGACTGGGTTGAGGCTGATAAGAACGACAAGAGCTTTATGGGCAGGTTTGGGCATTACAAGAAGAATAAACCATACCTGGAGAAAGCTCTAAAAACTCAGGTTTTTGTAATGTATAACTACTTACAGGATGTTAAAGACAAATGGGACTGCAGTGTTGAGTTTGAAGTATTTGTCAATAAGGGTAAAATCAAGTCGGTGACTTTAAAAGAATTTGCTAAAATTGATAATGCGATACGACTTGAAAATGAAGCAATATGGCAAGCTGAAAGACTCCTTGAGAATTCTCGCTGGTGCAATCGGCTAATTTTTCACGCTCGTTGGTATAGACCAATCTCAGCAGTTATTCGGAAAAGTCTTTATTCTATAAGTGGTTTCTTTAACCGTCTGGCATTCAAATTCTAAACTCAGCTAATAATACTATATGAACTCTAACGAACCAAAGTTTAAGCCAGTCTCAAATTCGCAAATCTACCGCAAGCGCATTAAGCGCATGGTAGAATCTGCTAAGATTCTTCGCGGGATCCCATGGGGCCGCAAGATTTCTCGCGGTATTAATAAAGTTAAGCACAATGCTTCTGGACCAGCAAAAATGGCTCAGGACCATGCTGAGCAGTTTACTCTTACTATGAGTACACTGCACTTCTTTGCAGCGCCATATGCTCGAAGTGCCGGACCAGTTGAATCTGTCTCAAAGGTAGTTAGCTGATCTAGAAAGGCAAACTAAGCCTTTACATACTACGCCAAATAGTATAAGATATATCTAACAATTTTATGGACCAACTGCGCTTAGTTTGCCTTTCAGATACTCATGGATATTTACCATCATCTGCACAGATTCCAGATGGAGATGTACTCATCCATGCAGGTGACTGGACTAGTCATGGAACACAACAGCAAATTTTAAAGTTTCTGCATTGGTTTGCACAGCATCCGCATAAGCATAAGATTCTAATTGCTGGTAACCATGACCTGTGGGTTGAGAACAACTCTGCGTTTCATGCGTTTGTGCCCGCAGGTGTAACTTACCTACAGGATACTGGTTGCACTATTGAAGGTGTTAGTTTCTGGGGTTCTCCGGTACAACCAGAATTTTTTAACTGGGCGTTTAACCGCAAACGCGGAATAGACATTAAGCGGCATTGGGACCTCATTCCAGATAAGACTGATGTTCTTATCACTCACGGCCCAGCATATGGAATATTAGACACAAGCAGCTCAGCTAAAGTGCCATTTCCAAAGCATTTAGGCTGTGCAGACTTGTTAGACGCGATTAAGCGAGTTAAACCAATAGCGCATATTCACGGTCATATTCATTATCCGGGCGGCACGCGAAAAACCGTAGATGATACTACTCACTTTAATGTAGCATTATGCAATGAGAATTACCAACTATGTCCAAGGACGACAGTTTTTGATATTTCGCTAACTACTAAAGAAATAGTAAGTACAACTACTAGTTAATATGAAAACCTACACTCGTAAGTCAGTAACATTTACAGAATATCTAAGTCTACCCATAGAAGAGCGAGAAGAGCGAGTATGGTGGTGGTTTACTGGATGGATTAAATATCCGTGGGCAATGTCAATAGGTGCAATAAGTGCAATAGGTGCACCAGATGCTCCAGATGATGGCTGGAATGCTTTTGATAACTTTATAAAAAGGCAATATCCAATTCAGTATTGCTTGCGAGAAGTTATCCCAAATGTGTTTATGTGTGCTAAGTTTAAGCTTAACACACTTTGGCGTAAATTACGGTATATGCTAAAAAACCCGCGTTCGAAAATGCGGGATAAAGTATTTCCTTCCGAGTACCAGGATCTAGATACTATTCTTACCAATGCGTGCTTTGCTGCTGTAGTCGAATTTGTAGATGAAGAGAAATGTTTTGAGGTTAATGACTATGACTGTGATGGATACTCAAGTGTCCGTGGATTAGAACTCGCGCAGTTTAAGCAAGAACTTCAGGCTGCTTACTCATATATCACCAAGGATAGAGCTGATAAGCAAGCTATGATTAGCGCAAGTTACACATTGCTAACTACTGCTAATCGAGCTGAAAATTTCGGCATTATTAATAAACTCACTGAAGACTTAGAGGTACAAGATACTAAATTTTGCCTCTGGGTTATCACAAATAGAAATATGCTCTGGACATGATTGACCAAGAATCAGAATACGACTTTGATGACTTTGAAAGTTACAAATATGCTGATAAAGTATTATCAGAAAAAACGAATTCAGCAGTTTTAGAATTTGTAAAGCGCATTATTACCGGTATTAAAAAAACCGATTCTGATATAGTTGTTTCTCTCCGGAGAGAAATGATGGTAAATACCTCAAACGAAAGCTATGCCTCTAGCATTGCAATTGTAACTAAATTTGGTATAGTATTGGTATTACCAGACTTTGCAAATAACTTTACTTATGCGTATATTATGAACCGCGGCATAATGAACGCTATGACCTTAGAAGGTTATACTCAAGAGTATATTCTCACAGCGGGTAAAATTTACTCCAGTAAGTTCATTTTTAACGCTGAGAGTGTTAAATCCTTAATTCACTATTTAACTAGATTCTTAAATAAGTAACATAAAAATGGCCAAATAAGCCATTTTGTTATTTACTTATAGCTAACACTGCGTTAGTATTATGCTTGCGGGTTAAATACCCCACCAATACCATATATGAATACAAATACACCTAGCATTAGTAAAATCCCAAAAGACGGTCTAAAGAAATCTGAGGTCACTAACCTCATGAAGAACTACACGTTCCCAAGCACGCCTTTTACAGTAAAGCAAGTTTACTCAGAGGTTGGAGCGCGCCATTGGATGATTCGCTCATTTATTAAGAAGAACGCAACCGTTGTCGGTGAAGACCAAAAGGTTGCTGGAGCAAATGGCAAAGCTCGCGGTAAAGCTGCAAAGCTTTACCAATTGCCGGCAAGCATTAAGTCGATGTCATAATAGCGAAACTCATCGCTGTTAGTAAATTATGGCTGGTATTCCAAGCAATTGGATATCAGCCATATAAGTGTTTGTTGGTAATCAACGACTTAAAAACTTCAAACTAGTTTACATTCTGCTCGGTTAATGTATGATTCTATCTAATGAAACTTATCACGAAAACGGCAAACGGAAAATTCAAGGTCAACAAAGCGGCAGTCATTGCTCGCCTAAAGCAATTGCGTAAAAACCGCAGCAGTAATGTAGATATCGCTGGAGTGCTGCAGGTCTCGACACGAGAAATTGAGCAAGAAGTTCGCGATATGTCGCGCTACTCTGCTGATAACCTCCGCAATAACTCTGAAGAATAAAATTTACACTATGATGAAATTACTAAAGAAACTGATCACTAATAAGACAAAGAAGAAAAAGACTTTGAGTGCTGCTAAAAAGAAGCAGAAGAAGTCTACTAGTAAGTTCATAGCACCAGCTGATGTATGCTGGGAATGAACTATATTATGCCGTCAAGCGCCGCTGTAACTGTAGTAGGAGGCTCAGAGGTTCAACGCCGATTAGTTAAGAATGGCGCAAAGTACTTTCTTAAATATCTACTATCAATTAGTACTGCTAAGCGCCGATTATGCGCTAGTAGTATTGATCTTAAAGTTGAACTAGAGAAACAGCTATACCGTCAAGACTCGACAAAGGGTGACCTTGAACCCATGGATGATGACCCGCATTGGTTTGAGCTAAGATTAGATTCAAGCATGAACTTGCCGGGATTACTAAAAACTCTTGCTCATGAGTGCGTTCATGTTGTGCAGTATGCAACCGGTGAAATGGCAGAAACTAATGCTCCACTCATTACTAAATGGAGAGGTAAGAAAGTTAATTGGTCAAATATACACTACTATGACCAACCATGGGAGGTAGAAGCGTATGGCCGAGAAACTGGCTTATACGAACGCTTTATTTCTTCTGAGCGCTTAGCAGGTGAACGCTGGTATATCGACTATGATTATCAGTAATACAAGTATTACTTAACACACTACATATGAAAGCAACACTAGAATATAATATTCCGGAAGACACAGCAGAACATCTGCGCGCTGTTCAAGCTAGCCATGCTTGGCATGCACTATACGACATCGATGGTATGCTTCGCAATCTGCTGAAGCATGGCGATGATCGCTTTAAGACTGTAGATCAACTCGCTACTGCTATTCGTGCTGAAGTGACTTATGCTCTTGAGAAGATTGACGAATAACTTAGCTAAGTAAGTCCTAGCCCTTTGCGAACGTCATGAAACATCTCATCTTTATGCGGAGTGCTCATCTGTGATGGCGCGCCCGAGTGAAATGCTTTCTTGTTACCTTCTGCCGCATGAGCTCGCATCTTAGATGCTGAGATACCTGTTGTTCCTTCTGCATCTGGATCGCGCTCACCTGCTGAGTGCACAGTAATTGACTTGAAGTCGTATCCTGGATGGCCGTCTTTTGATGGCTTACCATTGTACTTATGCAGCAGATTGTGTAGTTCTTCCGCACGATCAGATCCTGCGATGACATGAAGATGTTCCACGCCCTTTGAGTGCAGTTCTGATGCATGGTGTAGAATTGTAGGCTTATCCTTATTCGATGCAACTACATTAGTTCCCGGAAATGCGCGCTTAGCGTGCTTAACTTTCTGCGCGGAATTCAGCGGATTCTTCTTTGCATCCTGCGAGTGTGATACCACCAGTGTATGGCCGGCACCATGCTCCTTTGCAACAGAACGCATCTTGTTGACAAGAGCTTCATGCCCGTTAGTGATTGGATTCATACGACCAAATGCTAGTACATAGTGTTTGCCCTGAGCAGCTGCAGCTTCTTTAAGAAATTGTGAGAATGATTTCATAGTTAGCAGTTCCACTTTCTAAGAGCTAGTGCTTTGCGCGTTGGCTCACCATTTGGTTTCTTCATTGGTCCATCCACACCAGACATACGGGCACAGAATGACTTACGACGATTAGCAGCCTTACTGCCTTTCTTCAATTTTGAAGGTGGTGTAGTTACTGGCGGCTGCAAGTTACCTCCGCTTTTGCGGTTATAATGGTCGCGGCCTTTCTGCGTCAAACCACCAGTAGAACTTTTGTGTCCCTTTGCATCTACTGCAGCCTCATCGACTGGTGTCTGCTGTTCTTGTAGCTCGGTAAATTCTTTAAATGTTAGCATAAGTATTTAAGTGCGAACTTTTGCAAAATTGGCCTTTGCAAATTCGGCGCGATTAACCAACTTAGTAGGTTCTGATTTATGATTAATGACAAATCCTTCAGGCTTTGACTCTGCATCACCAATGTGATGCTTTAGCCCACCTTCGTGTTTCTCAAGGTTACTCACTAAAGTATTCTTTGCTTGCTGCAAATGGTGATGCATATTTAGCAGATTTGTATAGTGCTCTGCATTCTGGTTAATATGAGCAACATGACTATCAGATTCCGTCTTACGCTTTGCAATACCAGCTGGAGTTTTAAGCTTGCTTGCTTCTTTCGAATATATTCCAGCAATGTGTTTTGCTAAACCTCCAGCATTAGGCTTCTCGCCAGTGCGCACAGTACTATTGATGTAGGTTGATAAGTGACCAGCCTCGCCTTGGTGTTTTGCAGTGGCAGAGTACATATTAGCACCATGAGTATCATGGATTGCTTTTGCTGCAGACATATGCTTCTCAAAAGAATCCTGATCTTGCTTTGAATAATTGATCTTGCTGGTATCATGCTCAGCGCTTTTCAGATGAACATCTGGATGCTGCTTAAATTTTGAGTGATCTACATGAGGGCTGGCAGACATATTCTCCAGACCCGGGTTCTTAGGATTCTCGTGATACTGCTGATGCACAACTACACCCATCTTTGAGCGCTGCACTTTCTTGGCCTCATCGCCATGTGCAGTATAAGTAATAGTATTTGGAGTGAATGAAACTGCTTCATGGATCTTATGATCCTCTTTTGTGTGCATCATATCACCCTGATAGACACCGCGATTTGGCGCTACCTTTGGAAGATTTTTTAGCGCTGACTTAAGTTTACTAACTAGGCCAGGCGCATGGCCATGATTCTTTTCAATATCAGCATCGCTATAATTGATTTTGGGATTCTTATTAAACGCTGATTTTGAAGCAACAAAGAACTTCTTGGTTTGCGGGTGACGACCAAAGATAATTGCGGGCGATCCATCATACTTCATTGTCAGATCGCTGCTGTTCTTGCCAGCCTTCATATGCTCATGAGCGTGCATTAGAGCAGCATGAGCATGCTCAAAACCTGAGGAGCCATGAAGTAGTGGTCGATCTTCAGCGTGATGGATATGCTTGACTTGCTGTGGTTCTGTTTCTTCTGCTAAGACCTGTTCTAGCAGATGTGTCCCAACTGCTGAACGGAGTGCTTTAAAGTTAATCATTTGTTAAATAAGTCTATTTATAGTATTTACTCAGCGCTGGTATAACATAAATAAACTAACTATGGCTGGCGAAATCTCTGAAAGACAAGAAAACGGAATTATACAGTACATTACCCGCGCGATTTACTTCAATGCGGGCAATGCTGTCACAGTCTTAGCCGGAAAGGAAACTATAGAAGGTGTAGTCAAAGTATACAAGTTCAGCGGTAGACAAGCTGGAGGATCTGAACCTTACACTGATGTAGTATTCGAACTTCTCAATGGTGATAAGATAAACCTATCTTGCAAAGGACCAAGTGCGCCCTCTTTAGCAGGTGGGGGTCTAAAAGGCTTGGAGATTGCTGTGCCTGGCTTGACTGCGCGGTTCATGAAACAAGCACACTACTCTTTGCTGAATAATAAAAAGCTAAAGCCGGGCGATAAAGTTCCAGATGTATTTGCTGAAATTTCTAGTTCATACAAAGAAAAAATTGTTGTTGGTACTGCAGCTATGGGAGGGCCAATTGACTTCATGTATATTGGTCCAATGGGTGTAACTGGCCCATACGACGAGAAAAAGAACACTGTTAAGCTAAATGGCGAATTATATGAGGCCAGAGAATATGCTAAGAGTCATAAGCTATATTTTCGCTTGCGCGCTCGACGTGAAGATCAGAGATTTGATCCAGACGCAAAAGACACAAAGGGCATTCCAAAGATTTACAGTGTTTCTGTGTCTAAGGGTGATTCCGCGGGTCGATTAGTAATCACTGATAGTGTTGCTTCTACGGGTTTACTTATCAAAATCTGAGAAAATAGCATCCTCGCTGAAATACTAAAGTGTATAAATAGAATCCTATATTACTTTACCAAGCAATTCCGTTTGGTAAAAATGGGAACTTCGAACATGGCACCTCTTCTACAAGTTAGCTTCACAGACTTTACTCAGGTGAGTTATATGGGCGGCGAATCCAAGGTACAGAATTGCGCTAATGCTTAAAACATTCTCACAGTACCTGACAGAGGACGCAGCCAAAGATGTAGTATTTGCGTTTGGCCGCTTTAACCCTCCAACTGTTGGACACGAGAAACTGATCGAGAAAGTTGCAGAAATTGCACAAGGTCGGTCATACCGAATCTACGCTTCTCAGAACGAGGATACCAAGAAGAATCCTCTAAGTTTGACCGAAAAGGTAAAGTTTATGCGTAAGATGTTTCCTCGGCATGCTCGCGCAATCATGCCAGATACAGAGATGAAGAATACTCTGCAGATCTGCTCTAAGCTATATGAGCAAGGATTTACTCGAGTAACAATGGTAGTTACTGAAGATCGCGCAAATGAATATCGCACGCTGCTCAATACTTATAACGGCAAGACACAGATTGAAGGTGGATTCTATAACTTTAAAGAAGGTGTTAATATAACGGTAGGTTTAAGTCGTGATCCTGACTCGGATGATCGGCAGAGGCTAGCAGCATCTGCTAATGACTTTGAGCTATTCTGCAAGAATTTGCCTGTTGCTCTTGAGGAAAAAACCGATTTATTTAATGCTGTTCGCTCTGGTATGGGACTAAAAGAATCTCATAACTTTCGCAAGCATATTCAGCTAGAATCAGTTTCTGATCGCCGAGAAGCTTATGTTGCGGGTGATCTTTTTGCAGTTGGCAATCAAGTAGTCATTAAAGAAAGTGATGAAATTGGAGCTATTTCTTATTGCGGTTCAAATTACCTTATAGTTGAACTAACTAATGGAAAAAAGGTTCGGAAATGGCTTAAAGATGTTGAATTGCTTGAGCATAATATCGTGGTTAGTACAGATACTACTAACGCCGCTATACCAGCACCTCAAGTTGGGTTTGTTCTTCCTCCACTCACTTATCGTGCAGTATCAACTGCTGGAAAATGCCTGAGTGCATTACGTAAAGCATAAACTATTATGAAAACTCTAAGATTATTTCGTACTCAGTATGAGGCAGTAGATGCTGGTCGTCAGACAGATATCCACAAAGATTATACCGATCTGAAGACACGTTCAACCTCTGATCTTCACAAGACTCACCAAACAACGCTAGGCAAAATTCATAGCAAATACACACCGGCAGACGTTGGAGGCAAGGAAGGAATGATTGCTGATATTCTGCGCCATCGTCATGGTGATACGCACGTTGCTCATTACTTTGGACTAAGTGAGGACCTAACAGATGCGTGCTGGAAAGGTTATAAAGCAATTGGAATGAAGATGAAAAATGGAAAGAAAGTTCCAAATTGCGTACCAAAGGAAGACACTGCGACTATTGAGGAGCCAGTATCCGAAGCTGACGAAGATGAAGTAAGTGAATCTAATACAGATGGAGTAAATCTGAAAATCACCAAACACTCTGAGATGGCCCGCAAAGCTGCCGAGATTGGTGATACGCGGACACAAATGTGGCATTTGGCTAGAGTTAAATCACTAAAAGCGTTACTCAATACAGAAGAATCAGTACAAGTAAATGAAACTGACGACGATGAATATCTAACAAAAGCAGTAAAAGAAGCTTTGGAGAATGACGATAGCGATGCTACAGATACTCAATCAAGTCTTTCCGCTGATGAAAAGGCAGCTATTGAGCGAATCAAGCTACTAATCCGTTTGGGCTTGCTTGATAATTCTGAAGCACCACTTATTTTGCGAGTTTTGAAGAAACTTGCTATGGATCAACCAGTAACTGCTCCAATAGAGCGGCAAGCAATAGCTGATCTTCTTCATAGCCTCATTTCAGTTGTAACAGGCGATGACTCTATCTTTAGTAAAGTGCGAATCGCAGTACAAGCCAGTTAATTATAACACCAATAGATAATCAATCTTATGTCCAATAAGCTTTCACCCTCTTCACAGTCTTCTGCTGATGCCCAGCGTCTCGATAGAATTGAAGCAAAGATTGATCGTCTTGCAGAAGCTATAGTTTCATTAGCGCGTGCTGAAGAAAAGCTTGTTTCTCTAGAAACTAATAAAACATATGTCTGGGAAAAGATAACAGCAGTAGAGGACCGAGTCACTATTGTTGAGAAAAAGACTGATGAGAGTGTTGTTACACTTTCAGTCTTTACTAAAGTATTCTGGATTACTACCACGGCGCTAATTGCTACTATTGTTGGTGCATGGTTTGTTAAGAAATAACCTATTACAAAATCAAATGAATACTAAGTCTATCGCCAATACATACATTTCGCTAGTTACTACTGGTAAAAGCGATACCACAATCGCTGAAGAGATTGAACTAGCAGAGGGTGTTATTGCAAAGCATTCCGCGGCCGCGCTAGCAGCTACAGCGCATGCTAATAACAATCCTTCTAATCTAACCCATACCCTTGCCGCCACCGCTCGTGATGTTGTTGTTGCAGCTCATGAGCGTAAAATTAATGCACTACTTAAAGGTAGCGGTGAGCATTCTGCTATTGCAGATCACGAAACTCAAATTGCGCTTCATAAGCGTCATGCTACAGCTCACCGCTTTGTTGCCTGGCGCCTCAAAAAGCGATCCACTAATAGTTAATCTCTAACGTCAGAAACACAATTCAGCCATGTATCATAACAAACTACTAGACGATTCAGTCCTACGCTCTGTTGCTATTGCGTATACTAAGCTTCTGTCAGAAGAAGCACCAGAGCATAAGGGTCACGACTCAGATGCTGAGCCTGCTGACTTTCAAACACCAAACGCAGCAAAAGCTGCAGAGGACGACGAAGAAGAGGCTAAGAAGAAGTCTGATGCTGCTAAAGAAGGTCCAGCAGCAGCCGAAGCTGGTCCTGAAGTGACTGGTGGTGAAGGCGAGAAAGCGTTTAAGGATGAGCATGATGACAACACCGAAGTTGAGGAGCTTCCTGGCGAGAAAGCAGTCAAGGAAGAAACATCTGGTCATGAATCGACACTTGCTGCACAAGCAACCGCTGCAGCTGGCCGGAATCCTTCAAAGGCAAATCACTTAAAAGCAGTAGAGGCTCATAAAAACGCACAAGGCTTCTTTAAAGGAAGGGCTGCAGAATACCATTTGAATATGGCAATCAATCATGCCAAGCAAGCATCGGAAATGAAAGAATCTGTTGTTAAGAAAGAACAAGTTGAGGTAACTGGCGAAGCAATCGCACCAAAGCGCAAGCCCATCAGCATAAAGGACCTCGCCGCCGCAGATGCTGCTAAAGCTGCTGAAGCTGCTAAAGCTGCTGAAGATGCTGCTGAAGATGCTGCTAAACAAAATTCTACCTCGATAGCACCCACAATAAAAAGGGAAAGTACTACTATGACAGATAACAAACCAATCAAAAACGTCGCAGAAACTTATCGTAAAACAGTCAGTGAAGAGATTATCAAAGGAAAGATCCATGTTACTAATCAGACTACTGGCCGGATCGAACCTACTCGCTTTCAAAAGCCAGAACAGCACGCAAAGGATTTTGCAGCGCTTCCTGCCGAACATACCGGTAACGAGCATACAACAAATGCTCAAAAATTGACGGCTGAAGCCGACCATGCATTTGTAGATCCAGCACGAAAATGGGGAGGAGAAGATCTTCACAATTACCACGTCGAGGGCGAGGAGGTGCAGCGCAAAGCTTCAAATGCTCACGCCGCTGCGGCCGCGGGCACGAGTCACCCAGCAGTAAAGGCATACCATTTGGATATGGCGAAGTATCACGAGGGCAGGATGGAGCACCATGAAAATCGTCGATTCGACGGTGAGAACTAAGATTATACTGAATAATTTACCACCAATGTCAGCACCAACAATAAAAAAGGAAAGTACTACTATGACAGATAACAAACCAATCAAAAACGTCGCCGAGTCTTATCGCGCAATGCAAATTGCTGAAGATAGCCACTCATATAATTGGGGGCCCCATCGTGGCGCCGATGCATATTCCCAAGAACAGCAGAAAGCACATGCTCAACTAGTTAGTCATCTAAGCGGCGGAAAAGTTACAGTCAAATTTGGCGCCGATAAAGCAGATGGTTCACACAGCATGCACTGGCATGGACCTATAAGTGCCATCAAGTCGACTATTGCTAAGTACCATACTGGAACATCAAACGAAAACGCTCCTGATTGGGTAAAGAAATTTCACCCTAAGCTGTTCACTTAATATTGCGAAGTATCACGAGGGCAAGATGGAACACCACACAAATAACCAGCACACACAATAAATAAAGTACTACTATGACAGATAGCAAACCAATCAAAACCGTTGCCGATGCATATCGCGCAATGACTAATTCTTCAAATCCGGTTAATGAGGAAACTGAGGCTGATCGAGAGCACCGCCGAAGCTTTGGTGTGGCCGCACCCCCA